TGCCCCGTCTTTTTGTGGGTTTGGTAGTTTTTCTTTTGCGCTTATCCATTTACTCATTTTGCTTGTGTTTTTAGTTTAGATAGCTCTTGATGAAAGAAAATATAAAAGATTAAAGTCCATAAATAAACTAACAAACAAATGAAAATATTAACAAAAGTTGTTGAACAATTTGAAGATGAATCAAAACCAGGAATGTTCACAAAGATTGTAACTACTTGGTACTTATTTGGTTACAAGATTTAAAAGAGCTTTAATTAGCTCTTTTTTTGTTTAGAATAAAAAAATCGTTAATGAAGAGAAATGAATTAATTACAAGGTCTCATATTGGAGAAGTGTGTCAAGGAAATGCTGCTCAAACAAATGGTTATACTTTTAGATTCTTAAATGAAGAATATGTTTGTAAAGTTGGAAAATCAAAAGTTAAAGTCAAAATACGTTGTATAACAGAAAATAAAGTATTTAATTCCATAAGAGAAGCTGCAACATATTATAATCTGCACGATATTAATATACAAAATATAATTAAAGGACACAAAATGAAGAAGACAGATTTAAAGTTTGAGAAACTAACAAATTAATGGACACTAATCAATTCGTTGATATAGTAGCATGTGAAGTATTTGAAGGAAATCCGTTTATAAATAATCCTCATTTAAAATATATAGAACCTTATAGTAAGTTGTACGATAGGGATAAATCAAAAGATAAGAAAAAAGCAAGTAATGAATTTTACACAGTCTGGATTTTAAATTCACCTGATGAGCAAGAAAATAAGTATCTTCGTCTTAAAAAAGAAAGAGTAAAAGAAATGGTAGATAATATATTTAAGTTTGATTGGGAAGATAAAATATTTAAACAATGCTTAGAAGATTATCCTGCTAAAATAATGACAATTCCTGAAAGAGCTTTATCTGCTATTCAGCAAAAAGTTCTTGAAAGAGAACATATTTTAAGGACAGAAAAATATCCTGATGATATTTATAAGAAAGATGAGGAAGGAAGATACATCAAAGCAGGAAATACTTTTATGAAAGTTACTTATACGCACGATGTATTAGATGGTATGCTTAAAACATCTTCTCTTATTATGAAAGATTATAAAGAGTGTGCTAAAATGTTTGCAATAGAAAAAGATGATATATCTATAAGAGGACAACGTAGAGCTACTGATTTGGAAGATAAATCACTATTTGCTGATTATGACAGAAAATGAAATTTATGAGGATTTAAAATTTATTGAGAACTTTAAATATATTCATATACATGATAGAAGTCAATATTTAGTTAAACATCCTCACTATCATCCTTCCACAAAACAGTATAAGGAATTTAAGATTCAAGAAATAGAACATTGTATTTACGGTAAATGGGCAAAACAAGGAGGTGGATGGCGTTGGTTACCTCCTGCCACCTACTTATACTGTAATTACATTAAAATTGAAATGGAAAATGAGAGAAGGGAAACAGTAACACGTTTAGCTAATCTTGATGACGTAGAATGGTTAATTGGACATGCTATAGCTGCTTGCTATGGTTTCACAAGCTTTGAAAAAGAAACAGAATTTTCCTGTGATAAAGCTCTTATAGACCAGTATGAAATGATAATAGCTAAAAGAGACCCTGAAAGGTATAAATATCTTTTTAAACCAAATGGAGAGCTTAGGACTTATATTACAGTTGAAGATTACTTATTTGATGTGCATGATACTAATAAAGGTAAACCTCAATGGTTCAATGAAGCAGAAGATTTAATGATTTTTGGTGCGAGAGCATCAGGTAAAACGTTCAGTATCATTGGTTTATGTTGCCATTTATTACTTTTTGATGGTACTAAAAGTATTAGTAAGGAGTGGATAGAACAACAAATATCGGCAAATATTATTGCAGGTGCAGCAGGAGATTTACCTTTAAAAGAAATTAATAAAAGAATTGACGTTGCTTTAAGTCATTTACTTACAGATGAAGATTTAGGAGTTTATCATGTTCCAGGTGCAGAAAGTATTCCTTTTTTAGGAAGACATTTTTTAGGTCAAACAAATAACTTTTTTAGATATAGATATGTAGTTAATGGAAGAGAATCTGGGGGAACTGGAAGTAGCTATCAATCAGTTAGTTATTCTCCAAATAAACGTGGGGCTACAACATCAGCAGCTTCAACAAGGGTGGCTTTAAGTATTGTAGATGAATGTGGTAGGATGCCTGTATCTATTAAGTCCATACATGGTTCAAATTCAGCACTTTGTAGAAGGAAAACAAAATTTGGTGTTCAACTCATGGCAGGTACAAGTTCAAGTGATTTAGAACTTGTGCAAGAAGCTAAGGAAATGTTTACAAATCCAAGTAGTTTTAACATGCACTCTTTTTATAATCCTTATACTAAAGAAGCTCCAAGTAGGACAGGACTTTATCTTCCTGCAATATTAGTACAAAGAAACTTTAAAGATGAAAATGGTAATACTTTAGTAAAAGATGTTTTAAAATATTTTGCAAATAGGAGAGCTAAATGTGAAACACCTGATGCTTTAAGAGAAGAATGTTTAAACAATCCTATACTGGTCGAAGAGATGTGGTTTACCCGAAAAGGTTCATTCTTTAATAAAGAAAGTGCCAAAAAAAGATACCAACAATTATTATTATTGAAAAATCAAGGTAAAGAAGAGCATTTTAGAAGATTTGTAAATTTATCTTGGAATAATGGAAAAGTTGAAGTTCAGTTTATTAATCCAAAAGAAGCTATTACTATTGATAATTTTTTTGAAAGTCAAGGTAGTAATTCTTCTAAAAATAAAAAAGGAGATACTGATACAGATATTATTATTTATGAAGAACCTGAATATGGAAAAGATGATTTATATCTTTTTAGTTGTGATACTTATGTTTCAGATGAAAAAGACTTAGGTGAATCTTTAGGTAGTGTATTTGTTTATAAAAATCCTAAATATATTACAGAAGGTAAAACAGGTAATGTTATAGTTGCTGAATACACAGGTAAGCCAGACACAAGAGATAGGTTTTATGAAAAAGTAGAATTACTTTTAGCTTATTATGGAAACCCTAAAAGAAGCTTAATGTTTGAGGGTAATAGAGGTTATGATAAGCTTACAGAATTTTTTACCAAGAAAAAGAAAGAATGGTTATTAGCATTTACTCCTACTAATTATGATGGAAAAGCAAAAGCTTCATTTGTATTAAAATATGGTTATTTAATTGGACAAAATAAACCTGAATTACTTACTTTTTTTGCAGAATGGCTGCAAGAATCTACTACTTTAAACAAAGATGGTGAGAAGTTAAATGTTGAAAGGATAAGTAGTTTAGGTATGTTAAGTGAAATAATTCATTATGACTATGAAGATGATAAAAGCAAGAAATCAAATTATGACCGCATAATGAGTATGTTAGGAATTATGGTTGCAAAGAGAAATATGTTTAATCAATATGAGGAAAAGGTATTAAAAAACAATGATGACAACATTTATTCAGCCTTCAAAAACAAAAAGTTAAAATATAAAACTAAAAGTAAAGTATGGACTACTTCTTAGGAGTGCCAGAATTAAGGCTTTCAGAAGCAGAAAAATATGAAAATGACCATTATTGGTTTAAAAGAGTAATGGAGTTTCATTTACCTTCTGGAGGAATGACTAATTATCTTACAGAAGCCCAACAAAAAATGGTCAATAATTATCTTTACAGAAATGATAAGTTTGATTTTGGGGAATGGGAAGATGTTTGTAATGAACTTGGTATTGATGAAACTAATTTTGATACTACTTTTTTTAAAGTAAACATTATTAATGTAATTGTTAATTATCTAAAAACAGTTGAGCTTAGAAGAAATGATACTTATACTCCTTTACTTCTCACCCAACAAGCAATGGTTGAAAAGGATGAGCAATTAAAAAATCAAATAGCTCAATATGTTGAAGGACAACTTTCAGCAGTATTACAGTCAAATCAAAAATATCAAGAGTTAATTATGGCAGCTCAAGACCAATCTGGTCAAATAGCACCTGAACAGCTTGCAGAAATTGAAAAGCAAGTTCAAGCAATGGAACAAGAACTAAAAGCTCAATATCCAATACCTCAAATAGAAGGATTTATGAGTGAATTAGAAATCTTAGCAAATAAAATTATTCAATATGCAACTTATAACACATCAGTTCGTTACAAAAAAGTAAAGAATGATTGTTTTGAAGATGTAATATTAAATGATGGAGAAATAGTTAGAATTGTAGATACTTATGATGGAACTGAATTTGAAAGAGTAAATTTACCTTATTTTCTTTGCCACAAATCTCCTGAACATGAATATGTCCAACAAAGTATGTGGGCAGCTTATACTAAAATGTTTACTTTATTTCAACTAAAATTGGAATTTCCAGAACTTGAAAATGATGAGCTTGCAAGATATGGTTTATACTCTCACAATATAGAAAGTCCTACTATTGATATTAGAACTCATCATCATACAAAATATCCTGAATGGGACACACAAGCTCTTATAACCAAAGGATTACCTTATTATGATGAAAAACAACAATATGGTTATGGAGAGCTTCCTTATGTTCACAGAGAAAGATTAATTCCTGTTACTCATTTTGAATTTGTTGCTTTTAAGAAAATTGGTTTTTTAAGAACAACTGACATCATGGGAAAAGAAATATTGGAATTTGTAGATGAAAGTTTTGATACCCCAAAAAGTGCTATAAAAGAGAAAGTAATGAATGAATGGGGCTATGAATCTGATACTTATTTTTGGGAAGGTGGAAGTGTTGAATGGTTATGGTTGCCAAGAAAATATGAAATGTATAGAATTGGTTTAAATTTTTATACAAGAATAAGAGAAGTTAAAAATCAACCAATTAATCCCGATAATCCTTTTAAGCATGAACTTAGTTATTACGGAAAGTTCTTATCCAACTATAATGCGGAAAGAATTTCAGTATTTGAAAGATTAAAACCTTACAATGTTTTATATGTTGTAATTTTTAATAAACTTGCACAATTAGCTGAACGTTGGGATGGTTATTTAATTCCCGTTGACCCAAGTGCTATTCCAATTGGTTTAGGAGATACTTCTGAAGAAAGAATGAATAAGTTCTTTCAATATAGAAAAGAAGGATATTTAATTCAAGATAGTTTTGTTGAAGATAAGCCAGGACTTACAAGACCTGCACCTGCTGTTATTCCAGTAGATATTGGACAAACCTTTGCAGTGCTTATGCAAATGTTAAATTGGATTAAATCTGAAATGGGGCTTATTGTAGGAGTTTCTCCACAAGCTCTTAGTCAAATGATTAGTGGAAATGTTACTGATAATCAACAAGCTTTGCAACAAACAGGTTATATGATTGACCCTACTTTTCAACAACACAATTGGATATGGCAAGAAATTATGACAGGTTATGTTAATCATTTCATTGAGTGGGCAAAGAATAAAATTGAAAATGGTGGAGAACACAGACTTTCTTATATATTTGGTGAAAATCAAAGAGAAGTTCTTAGGATTAAACCTGAAAATCTTGAATTTGCTTATTTGGGTGTAATGATTAACAATAGTAATCCAAAAGAATATTTTGATATTATGTTAAGAGAATCTCAAGCAATGATTCAAAATCAAATGCTTACAGTTGCTGATTTTAGCAAACTTCTCTTGGCAGTGC